CCCGGTCTGCAATTGGGCCGCCTGCAAGCTGGCATAGTCGGACGATGACAGGCCGGTACCGGCAACTCCACCACCACCAGCCGCTGCTTGCGAGCTACCCCCGCTGCGAAGGATCAGAAGCAGAACGACAGCGCCAAGCGCCAATCCGCCCGCTATATAAGGATGCTCTTTTATCCAATCAAGCATGGCTCTCCAATTTCCCTTCAATTCGCGCAACTGATTCCGCGATACGATCCAACTTACCTGTCATGGTTTCAAGATTATTGATGCGGGTTTCCAACGATGCAAAACGCATCAAACCTGCAACAACAGATCCCACCATGGTAATAATCACGCTAAGCAACTCAGGCGTAAAGTGCATAACCCTTTTCCGCACTCACATAAACACATTTTACTCACCTTCAGTATCCAGTGGCGTAAAAACCATCTGGCCAGCAATGAGTCCACCGATACCAGCATAGGTTACGGTGGGGTTACTGTACACTTGGGGCGGTTGAACGATCGCGAAAGTATTTGGCTTCCTCAAAAAAGCATCGCCCCAAAGTGTCTGCAACGGTAGTTCGCGCGTTGGCTCGAAAACATAATTCTCTGCGCCCGGTGTAAAAAGATCACCCTCGTGATAATGATAAAATCCCTTCTTACCGGGCACTGCAACTTCCGAGCTAAGATTAGCAGCGGGTGAATTCTGGACTCCAAACAATCCAGCGATAATTCGCGACAGTCCGCCGCTAGGTTTTCCCTGCGGTAATTGTGGCTGCAATCTTACGCCAGTAGTTCCATGGGCAGCCGACAGGTCTGCCGATACCACAGGCTGTGAAGCAACGCGTTTACGAAGTGCCGGAAAACTCATGATTTAACCTATCGTTGGAAAGCTGATTGTACTTGACACTGACGGAATCAGTGACCCGCCTCCACATTGACTACCTGTTACCGGACTAAGAGCTACACACAGGAAATTCGAGATTGAATTTCCACCCGCCCCCAACACACTCCCTGTTTGAGCCTTATTGGAAACGAGGACTGCTATCACGGCAACACCGACGATAGCCAGCAGGACGCTCACAATTCCGGTAATCAATTTGTCGTCCATAAATACGCTAGTAGGTTAGATCGCAAAGCGATCTATCATATCTTAAGAGACAGGACCGACCGCTGTTTTCAAGATGCCTGACAACGCATTACCTCCCGCCGTCAAAACACTGGCAGTTTGAGCGTTCTTGCCGACTATCACAGCGATGATAGCAACTCCAATGATCGCCGTAATGATCGAAATCAGACCGGTTAAAAGTTTGTCGTCCATGGCCACCCTAGATTACAGCGCTACCACCGCCCTGAAAACCGAAGCCTGATGTAACAGGCCCCAAAGCCGTTCCAAGACTTTGCGAGAATGCACTACCGCCAGCACCAATTACCCCGGTAGTGTTCGCATTTTTGCTCACCAAAACGGCGATGATTGCTACTCCCACAATGGCAAGTAAAACGGTCGTTACGCTCGAAATCAATTGTTCACTCATGCTTTTCTCCTACTGTGAAATATCCTGCGACAAAGCAGCCGCCGATTGCGCTAAGTTCTGACTCAATTGTTGTTGAATCGTTTGAAGCTGTTGGTTAGCACTTGTCTGCAAGGTTTGGATTGAAGGTGTGCTCGATGGGACACTAGCATTACCAGCCGTTTGCGTGGTGCCCAAAGCAGTTGTAAAAGTCTGGAAGAAATTTCCACCACCAGCCGAACCTTTACTGAGAAACAAAACCAAAACCAAGAGCACCAAAAATGCCGTGCTAATTGGCCTCAGTTTAGGAATGTACCCGATTGCCCCGATCAAAAGTATGGAAATAAACCAATAGAAAAAGTTCACGTCTCCAGTGAAGTCACCGTGAACGAGCTTATATAAATCGCTCTGAGAATCGCGAACACCGGCTGTGAGCAAAACTACACCGATAATGAGGAGAGCAAAAGCCATTATGCTCTACCTCCTACAGGCATTAGATTGTTTTTTGGGAGGAGCGCAACTGGTCGCGCGGGTCGCGCAACGAAACCCGCACCCAAATTAGTAAGTGTTGGACTTGGCGTGGTCGCTGTTGCATCTGTTGTGGGCGCTGCGGAAACTGTCGTATTCAGATAGGCCGCACTGGGACCAAGTCCTAATGGATCAGTAGTTTCCGATTGCGGAATAGTCGGTAAGTTTGGTGTGATTGATGTAGCCGCCGCTGCCGGAGTAGCCGCTAGTGCCGGAGTAGCCGCTAGTGCCGGAGTAGTCGCTACTGGTGTAGCTGCTGCCGTTGCGGATACCGTCACAGCGGCCGCCGGAGGAGTCGCTGTCGTGGGACTCGATGATGTGCTTAGATTCGCAGCCCCGGCACTCCCACCAAGACCCAATGCTGCTAACGATTGCTCCTCCTGCTGTGCCTGCAAAGCGGCAACCAAAGACGCGTCAGTTTGATTGCTGGCGTTCGCTGAATTACTCGCGCTATTTTTCAACACGAGATACACGACCACTATAACGATGACAGCGCCACCGATAAGTAGTCCGTGTTTTTTCAGGAACGCCATTTATGACCCTTTACTTAGCCCTACAACTGCAAGGTACTTTGGAAGTTCCCCACGTACCGTGATGAAAACGATGAATCCGATTATCAGTGCGAAAGCGATGACTGATGTTTGAGGTACCATATACGCTATCGTTTGAAAATGTCGATAATCATTGCGAGCAACAAAAACGACATTAAAAGCGTAAGGCAACTCTTATACCCGTCAAGGTAGCCGTCACGGTAATCAGGCCGCGAAACAAGAAAAACCGTCTGTTTGTCTTCAGACGGAAAATTTTCCTTGTCGGTAATCGGTTTTTCTTTTTCGTCCATGAAAATCTCCCGAATCGTAAACGGCTGGCTTCTGCCAGCCACTCTACATCCCAACAGACGAAAAGAGTTTCTGGCCGACGCCCGGAAACTTTACGCCCACCAAGTAAGCGATAACGAGTCCAAGAATCATTCCCCAATGCCATCCTTGCATATGTTTTCTCCTCTCCTAAATCTCTTGATTTATTTGCAGTAAAACGTGATTCCAAAACCACGCGGCAATGACCAGTAGGCCCACAAACAAGACCCAATTTAGGGCGCTACCTTGCGAGGTAAACGGATGCGCGAACCAATTCACAACACTACCGAATAGACCGTTCTGTTTCGTGTCATCCGTCATTGCCGAAACTCCTAGAAAGCGAGATATGAAAATTTTGCACCCGCCGCATTGCTATCGAAAACGAATGTTGCGCCGGTAGTCGTTACTGACAAAACATAGACATTCAATCCGTTACGCTGTGCTACGGCAACGATATTCGGAGCATCAGTAAACGTTACGTTGAAAGCAACAGTGCATTGCGTTACTGGAACAGTCGTCGGGCCGGGATTGCCAAATCCACCCGTGGTAGTTTTAGCCGCCCCAACGGTGATTGTCGCGCCATTGATATTTGCCAGTGCATTAACAGTAGGCGAAGTCCCACACGCCGATGCAGTGGGCGCGGTCAACGTGAAAATGGTTTGACCATTATACGTTCCTGCGGGCGCTACTGCCAAAAGCCAAACAACCGCAACCGTGAAAAACAATCCTAATGTTAACCAAAACTTTCGCTTCATGAAATTCTCCTTTGAAAACGGGAGCGGGTTTCCCCGCTCCCCACGCTGCAAGCTGACACCGTTGCGGATTACGATGCAGCGAGCGAACCAGCCATTGACAACTGTTGGACGATTGAGAAATCCTCAACAGCAACCAACATATAAGGATTGTTTGATGCAGCCGCCGCATTCAAAACAAGCTGCATGTTGCCGTACTGCGTTGTTGAAATCGGTTTGGTGCGCGAATCGAAGAACGCAACTCCGGGCGGGAAATCAACGCCAATATGGTTTCGGCTGAACCCAGCAATCAACGCGGGCTCAACTTTCCAGATGTTCGTAAAGTTGGCGGACTGCAAGGCCCACGTATTTATGTCGGCACCAACACCACGAGCGCCGGTCGTACCGTTGTTGACGTAAACGACGATGGTCGAGAGAAAGTCACGGAAATTTGCGTACTGATAAGGGAAGTCGATTCCAGCCGTGATGTTATTCACGTTGGTATACTTCAACTCATAAATGGTGCTCAAATCGAGCACGGGCAAAAGGAGGCCTTGCGGGCCGACGGGAATCTGGTCCCAATAATCCTGATAAACCGTCACCGTCGCAGAAGTCATGGTCATGGCCGACGCAGTACCACCGCCCGCAGCCTGAACGTAAATCGAGGAAGTGGAATCGGCACCATTTGCAGCACAAACGGAAGAACCGAATGTTCCAGCAAAACTCAAAAACAATTGCATTGTTGCGTTGACCACGTTCGCATAAACCGCGCCGCGCAAGTCGGGAGCCTGCGGATTGTCAGGGTTATAAGCGAGAGGCACCCAATACCACATAGTGCAAGTGCTCGCGCCGGATGCCGCATCATTGGCAATCGTGGCGGGAGCGGAGTTCAGTGTCCAATTCGAACCGAAGTTAATCGGATCGTCGAACGCAGCCTGCAAAGCGCTTGTCTGTAAACCAGTGTTCGTTCCACCAGCGCCCACAAGGGCCGACAAAAATGCGCGGCGGGATTTCCATGCGTTGATAAACGCCAGATGCCATCCGGTCGTTTGAATGCGCGTGTTGTTCGACAGATCGTTGAATTGAATCTGGCTGAGAATATTGGCGGGTCCAAAATCGGTAAGGTTCGCCGTTTCACCTGAACCATTATTCAAAACAGCCACGACCTTGATCCAAAAACCGTTAATCAATCCGACGTTGCGCGGATTGACCGTAACTGTTGGCTGATTCGCTGGTGTGATCGTTTGCGCGAAAATCTGTTGCAGCATTCGAACACCGCGCGCCTTGATTGCATATCGCGCCGCGCTATTAAGCTGTGACGCTGAAACCTGCTGTTGTGGTCCTGCCATTTTGTGCCCTCTCTTAACGCAGACTGTTTGGAGTTCACTTTCCCGGACTGATGTTGTAGTAGTCCAAAACCAGATGCAATCCGATGCCAAAAATCATCACCATTAAAAGGATGATGACCCAGTTCAACGGATGCGAGAGCAATTCGGTGTTGATAACCTTATCGAGCACCTTACGCCCCCTTACGCTGCTGATAGATGCGTGCCGCCGCGCCGAGGATAGCGAAACCAATCGCCACCATGAGCACTACGGTTATCCAATTAGCAGGCGTCCAACTGATAATGTTCGTCGAATCAGCCAAGTTGGTTTTCCCCTAAAATCAGGATAACGCTGGTTTTGGAGGAACACGTCCGCATTTGGCCATCCGGCCATTTGCTATCTGATTGAGAATAGAGGGATTAAGAGTTGATTGATAGGGCGAAGAAAAATACGAATCGTCGGAATCGAAGATTTGTTTGAAACGTTCGCGCCGTCGCGCGGTGGTCCGCCGCTTGCATTTTTCACAGGTTCCACACACACATTCAGGCGTTCGCATTAGAAGACCTTTTTTACGCGCCGCAATCGTGATGCAAATGTAGGATAGATTTCCTCGATGGGTGGAACTGGCTTCAAAGGCGTAAGAGTATCCGCGTTAACGTCATAGTAATAAGAGTGATGCTGAGGAAGACGTTTAGACAAATCAGCAGGAACAAATTTTTCAACCGTTGTCCTATCATCTTTATGCTGTAGCCGGAAGACCTGAAAAAACTCAGACTCTGTAAAAACGAAACGATCCATCCACACAGGGCGCTGGCTAAGAGTAATGATTGGAATTTCGCGTGAACGTCCTTGAGTAAGAAGGGAGCGAAAAGCGGGATTGTTTTTTCCAACCATATATCCTTCATCAACATAGACTCCTATTCCCTGTTTATCCCAAATCGACCACATTTGCTGTTCGACTTCTTCCTGCTGTGACGGGTGGGGATGAACCACGTACACTCCGGGCCTTATAGGAATCTCATCAACTCCGATATCAATTTTACCCGGTATTCCATCGATGTTCTTATCGCCTTTCCAGTTGTAGACAATCCACGGACGATGCAAATAATCCCTCATCGAAAGGTGCCAGACAGCAGCAACGGTTTTACCAGTGCCGGTAGCACCAACGATGGAGAGTCTTTGCGATGCGTCCGGGAGTCTCAATCAAGCGCTCCGTTCTGGTCACCGAAAATTTGTGATGGAGACGTTTGGGACAAATCGACATTTGCTTGTCCGTTCTTCTGTTGAGTCGGTTGTTTTGTTTTATCGGAAACGGCCACAGGTCCGGGTCGCTTGGTTTTATCGACATCAAACCGTCGCTTGAGTTGCACACCCATAGGGATGTAAATTCCGGCGGCTACAACTCCAAGATTGACGAACGCCATGGTTTTAGCGCTCACCTTCATGGGGTAGAACTTCTGTACTTCGGTGATAGCGTCCGCCAGCTTCTTACACTCCGGTTTATCAAGTTCGATTTCCCGAAGGTTCAGAAGTTCCGCTCCCATCAGGTGAACAGAATAGAGGAGTTTATCTAAGCTTACTCCTTCGCTCAGAAAACCTTGCGATTGATTTTCTTCCGTGCTCCCGGTTCCGCTTCCAGTTCCGGTGTTTCGCTTTCCGCTTCCCGGTGGTCTTCCACGACGCTTTCCGGTAGGACTTCCACCTCCGGTATTGATTCGCTCTGTTGCTGGTTCCTCGAATCCCATGAAGATTTCAGGGCCGTGACTTCCGCCCTGATTTCTATCAACTGGTTCAGGAGTTGCGCCAGCATCGGATTTTCCGCTCCCGCTGTCGCCGACGAACTTTCCAAACGGCTCAGGCATTCATCCACCTTTTCAATAATTTCTTCATGACGCTCCTCACTCATGATTGAGTGTGCTACAAGTTGTTCTGTGATTTCGTCGATTTCTTCCGCCGTTTCTTCAATAGCGTCCTCGGCGGATTCGCCAGCTTCAACAAGCGCAAGTTCTTCGGGTGTAAGTTCCGGCATCTTAGCCAATCCTTTGTCGCGCCAGAACTTCATCGAGTTTTATTTCAACTCGTTCCAGGCGCTTGTTTAAGTCGTCGAATGCGACCGCAAGTTTCGGAAGTGCATCTTTTGATTGCTCCCACGCTTTTTCAATTTCTTCGGGCTCGATCTTAACGCCCAAAGTTTCGAGGATAACTTTAATTGCTCTCATAAATACCTCCAAGCCAATCGGCAATCGTACAATCCACAATGAAACATGGAAGTGATCGTGCGAAAATTCTTACAACTCCATTAAAGCAGATCATATCAACCCGGAGAAACAGAATACAGGATAAGAGCATTGCCCGCTGTTGCCGCGCCAAATGTCGCTGTTACCACGAAAACGATTGGAGTGTTCGTTGGCAACGCGACAGTATAGGCCCCTGTTGTTACGTTGCTGGTAACTGGCGATGCGAATGCCTGCGTAACACACGACATGATTACGGGAGTAGAATTAGACGGCGCACCAATCGCTGTCAGAACACAATGAAATGTTCCAGTGCCGGAATTTCCTGCCTTAGATATAGTGGCCGAATTTGTGTAGATTATAGTACCGCTTACTGATGCCGATCGAATCTTAAAAAATAATGATGATGGCGCCCCGGACCCGACATAGATAAAGCCCAGCTTGAAAACAGTTGAACCATTGGCAAGCGTATTTACCGGGACTGTAACGGTTGATTTAAAAGCTGTCTCGGCAGTTCCATTCACTGAATTCGCGCACCCGGAAAATGCTGTAGTGGACGTACCGATAGAACCGGAACTGGGAACAAATGTAGGATTGCTGGTATAAGAATTTCCGGCTGAAACTATCGTCACGGTTGTGAGATTACCGCCAACTGCTGTGAAGGTACCGGACGCTCCGGTACCTCCTCCTCCCATAGTCGTCCATGTCCCGGCAGCTGGAAGGGCTATATCAACACCCGTTACCACGGTTACCGTTTTCAGAGATCCGTCAAGGAATAAGGTTCCATCCGCACCTTTTCCGCAGATGGAATCCGTACCAACATTTTGAACAGACACAAAGGCAGTTGGTGAATAGTTACTCAAAAGCGACGCTGTATTGGATGCTGAATTTGCGCCCCAAACCTGATAGGTAATCGCGCCCGATCCCATCTTTGATGTGAAATTAAATCTCACCCACGCAGCGTTGGAATTGATTCCAATGGTAGCCGCATTGGTATTGGTGCTCGGATTCACCCCGTTATAAACAGCGGTACCTGTGAATGCTGCCCACGACCCCGGTACACCGCTATTGTCTGGTGCCTCTTCAAGTTGCACTGAAAGTGCCGAGAAGCCAGTCGAGTTGTAACTGACAACCCAAACATAGCAACCTAGTCTTCGGTTATCGAAAACAGCGCTTTGTCCTGTCGCTGTAAATTGACCGTTGATCTGACACGGAACCTGCGCTGCCAACGGTAGCGCAAGTAAGATTCCCAGTAGAAATTTTCTCATTGAATTACGCTCCTGTTACAGTTGGCCAGTCGTGAGTCACGACAGGGAAGTTAAGCAGGTCAACGTTGACGATGACTCCACCTGTAGTTTTGAAACTAAGAGACGATGGGTTAGGGCAAAGCACGGCAAAGTAGCCTTGCCGATTGGGAGCAACTTTGATGGATTGATTTGTCCCGTTAAATTGCAGCGTGAAAGATGCTGCATTGAGAGAGTTGTCAATAAACACTCCCTGAATGCCGGAGATAAAACCCCGGCTTTCAAGGTTCTGTAAATTCAGGTCGTATTCATTGGCAACGGAGAAATCCAGCAGGATTGGAATCGCCAATGGACCTTCGGGCGGTACCTGAAGAGATTGGACCGAATAAAAAGCAAGCTGACTCAAGTTAAGATTTGACACTTAGCAAATACTCCTTGTTTGTGGGCCTAGGCAAAAAGGCAAGCGATGAACAGGTAAGCCATTGGGGTTAAGAAGCGGCGGTGGAGGAGGGAGAACGTAATCGATATCGAGTGTTCCATCACCCGATCCGGTGCTTACGATCGTGGTGCAAAAAGTGGATGATGAAGGATAGCCGCTGAAATTGCCACCTATACTTACGGTGAGTGCGGAGCTATAAGCGTCCACCGTCAGCACTGTATATGTCATGGTATTCGGGCCGCCAAGCGGGTTCACTACAAGCCCTGTATCACCGGGCGCATAGCCGTTGCCGCCGAAAAGGGTCATTATAGCAGCGCTCGCGACTACGCCACCAGGCGCATTGACCTCAAGTAACAGGCTCGCCAGATCAACCCCAATCGCTGTAGTGTATTCCATTGCGCCTGCGACAGGGTAACCAGCACCACCAAGAGCGGTGACGGTCAGTACGGTACCAAATGCGTTAACGGTTGCAACCGTGCAGACAGCCAGCATATTTCCGACATTGATGGTTCCATTGTCACCCGGTGCGCATCCGACCTGACCCGCATAATTGAACACCTGAATACTCGTAACGGCTCCGCCAGTCGTGAGAATGTCGACAATCAGATTCGAATTTCCTGATCCTGTCAGCGGTGTTGTGGCCTGAAAGAATGCATTCGAATAAGTCGAGCCACCAGAGACGATGCCGATCGATGTAACGTGCCCGGCCAGTCCGACAGCGAGTACAATATATTTTGCGGTACCATCACCACCCGAAATCGTGCCGACGTCTCCGACTTTGTAACCGCCACCACCACCGAGTAGCATCGAACTGACTTGTGATTGAGGACCCACTTGACAAAGCATATTCCATGTTGATAACCTATGTCAAGTCGAAGGGCGCGTTGGCTGACCGAAAGTATCAGTCAATTAATGACAGAGGGTCGCTGCAACCGACCCTCTGCCTCATCGTTGCAGGATGAGAAGTGGCACAAAAATTTCCCTCCAAATTCGGAAAGCGTTTAAGTCCGTCCGAACTTAAGCAGTTTCGTGCCTACGTTTCTCAACTCAAAAAACGCGGCCTGATTCGCAAAGGTATTTCAGCGAAAACGGCACGTCCCGTACAAATCTCTGGCGGAAAAACCCTCCAAGAAATAGTCAATAAATCCCTCAAGACAATTCCTCCGAAAGAAGCCCCGAAGTTACTCCCGATACGAACGCCAATTTCCGTCAGGGATTTTCCAGTCAAACATAAGTCGCTCGCATTAGTGCTCTCCGATCTTGAAGCGAACGCGAAAGAAATAAACGCGCTCAAGAGGCCGGGGGAGTATTTTGCATGGGAAGTTGACGGAATCAAAAGCTATGGAATCTTTGCCGATATCGAATTGCTTGCGCGGGAGCTTGGTGAATCGGCGGGTATCCAGCAGTTGTTTCATAAGCGGTCACAGGGCACCACATTTATTAATAAGCTAAAAATCGTTCGATGGAACAAGCGAGCGAAAGACTGGAAACCAGCACCACAAAAAGCACCATGGCTAAAAAAGAAACGAAAGCGGAGAGGATAATATGATACCCGGACGCAGCGGACTTTTTATGACTTTGGGCCAGCAGGAACTTTATGAGTTTCTGGTTGAAGCTAAAAACGAATGGAATCGGCGGTATGAAGAACAGCCGCCGGTTATCGATCACCCGGACGTGATACCGATCATTGACGGCAAACGCATGAAGAAAGCGTACCTGCATTTTGAAGATCCGATAACTGGGAAACCACAATGATTACAATTTATCCTGTCAAGAATACTATCGTGTACCCAAATGCACCCGGTTACCTTGTTTGTGGCGTCTTTTACAAGACCATCAAGGAAGCGTTTCATGCGGCATGTAAATTTGCGGGTTGGAAATGAAGCTTATCGCGTGGCTCTATGTAATCTTCATTCCCGATTGGTTGGATAGATCCATTAGTAAACATATAAGAAAATGAAGCCCATTTTGACGATGGATTTCGAGACTGACCCTTTCAAGCATGGCCGGAGGGTTTATCCTTTTGCGGTCGGAGTTTATGGAGACTCTGGTTTCTACTCCTGCTGGTCAAGAGCCTGCGTCAAGCACCTTTTGGAGTATTTGAAAAAGCTGCCACCAAGTGTGATCTACATGCACAACGGCGGGCGCTTTGATATTTTCTTCCTCATGGCGGCCCTCGATGCGCAGATGAAAATTATCAAAGGTCGTGTGGTAGAAGCGCAATTGGGGGAGCATCTTGTACGCGATTCCTTTGCTATTCTCCCGATGGCGCTGGCGCAATATAAGAAGGACGAAATCGATATCAACAAACTCAATCGTGAAAATCGAGAACAAAATAAAGAAGAAATTCTATCATATTTGCGGGGTGATTGTGTGTATCTCCATGAACTTGTATCAGGATTTCTATCTGAGTTTGGAGAGTACCTTACCATCGGTTCCGCCGCTATGGGGCAACTCCGCAAATTTCACCCGTTTGATAAAGGATCAAAATACTTAGACGATAAATTTCGTAAGCAGTTTTTCTTCGGTGGCCGCGTCCAATGTTTCCGGGCGGGCGTCATTGAGCAACCATTCAAAATCTATGACGTAAATTCAATGTACCCTTACGTCATGAAAAATTTCAAACATCCTACAGGAGGATCTTACGAACTTGATACCCGCATCAGAAATAACACTTACTTTATCGTCGCGGAGGGAAGACAACGCGGACCTTACGGCGCGTTTCCGATCCGTAACAGATCTGGCGGAATTGACTTCAATGTTGAACGAGGTACTTTCGCTACTACAATCCACGAATGGAACGCAGCAGAAGAAGCAGGGTATTTTAGACCTTCTAAGATACTCAAGACCTATTCGTTCAGTGATTCGATCTGCTTTGATGAATTCGTAGATCACTTCTACTCTGCGAGACTTAAGGCTAAAGCCGAAGAAGATCGACTTCATGAAATCTTCTATAAGTTCATCCTGAATTCGGCTTACGGAAAATTTGCACAAAACCCGGACAATTTTGCAGACTGGGCAATCACGCAAAACGAACGGCTGGCCGCGCCATGGCGCGAACACTTCATTCATCGAAAGGGTAAATATGTCATCTGGAAAAAGGGAGTTAACCGACACTCATATTACAATGTCTGCATTGGAGCTAGCATTACTGGCGCAGCACGTGCAACACTTATGCGGGCTATTCGCTTCAGTGAAAAGCCATTGTACTGTGATACCGATTCCATTATTGCCTCCGAGCTTAAGGGAGTATCATTTGATTCAACTCAACTTGGAGCTTGGAAACTTGAGGGATCAGGCGATAGAATTGCAATCGCTGGTAAGAAAATGTATTCGTGCTGGCAAAACGGAGAGCTTGTAAAGAAAGCGACGAAGGGCGCTAAACTTACAGCCGATGAAATCCTTGCAGTCGCACAGGGTAAAACGGTAACCTATAAGAACGCGGCCCCTACGTTCAAACTCAATGGTCGCGTCGATTTTATTACGCGGAAAATAAAGAGGACGGTTGACGATGTGGGAAGACGAATTTAACAAGGTTCCCGAGCCGGAGCCGGAGGAGTTTTAAATATGGCTGGAAAAGGTTCAAAATTCAACTTTCACGGAAGCTACGCTAAGAAAGCCGACGCTGTAGCGAAGGAAAAAGAAGTGAGTGGATTCATTGTGGAGCGGACTGTCTCGGGCCATATTCGCTATTTCGTGTTGACGAAAAAGGGAGAGTAATGTCTCAATGCGGATGCGTGGTGTTTGTGTTAATGTCGAGGTTGCCTGTGAGCAACCTCTACGCCTTAAAGCGCGTGTGTACCAACACGATGGTAAAAGTAGGATCGTTTATGGACGCACGCTTTGCCTGCTGGCGCATGATACTCAGAGTGTGAAAGCAATTATCGAGAAAACTTTTCGCGGACGTGTGCGCGATGTTTGGATCACGTATGAACCGGAATTGAAAACACCGGCTCACTTTATGGTGTTTGAACCCATTCAGGTTCCTGAGACTCTAGCGGTCCCAGTATCTTCAGATACTGGGACCGATCAATGAAGCGGCCCGTATACGGGCACCTGAACGAACACGCTGTATTTAATGAAGCGTCCATCGCTATCAGGTTCGACCCGCACCAGCAGAGTTTATTGAAATTCTGGTGGTGAATGTGCCATCCGTCAGGGAGCGGTCGGCCCGCTATCCGCTCCCATACAAGACGGTGAATGTATTTGCTTCGATAAGGTTTCCGGTACGCTTGCGGATAACCCTTTGATTGAATCGAAAAAGGCCCGAAGTCGGGATGAGTGCCGGTCATACGTTGATTCTAAGCTTGTTTGATGGTATGGAAAATTCTTTGCCAGAATCCAACCTTACCCGGAGTCGATAACCTTGCTTTTTTATTACCTCACATTCATGTAAGGTTTGATCGGTAAAGTCAAAAACCTTTGCTTTCATTCCAACAAAGGATCTAATTCCACCGCTTGAAAGTGGTTTTCTTGGTATTATATTTCGTGCCTGTGACATTCGATTCATTTTGGCACTTCTCCGCTTGCGTCAAATTTGGGCATTACACCCTCACCATGGCGTACCACATGAAGCATTTCTCTCATCGCATTTTGATAACCAAATTCACTTCCAGAGATGAAACCAAGTCCGATACCTATTCGGCGACCATATTCACTTCCGGCAAGGAAGCCGAGTCCGAAACTTGCTGCACCAAAAATGATACACCCGCTGATGATTCCGATTATCGGCATAGTCCGCTCCAGTTGGCGAAAATGATGATTACCAGCGTGGCCCACATTGCGATGAGCCCGGCATGGCTTTGTTCGCGTTCAGAAGCCCGCTGTGCTTCCAATTCACGAGCCACGTCATGATAGTACGTGTAAATAGGCGTCAGGCTCTCAAAGTGCCTTGCTAGTCGATTGCTTAGTGATTTGTTGAGCATACTTTAGTTCCATCCTCTTGCAATCTGCTCATAGGCCCGCATCACTCTGATACTTGCGCGCCGTTTCCCCACATAGTCTTTGGATTTAACAACCTTTTTATCCGCCGATCTAGTAAGTTTTTTCCGTTTCATGACTCAATTTTCACACCTTGTTCTTCAAGAAACAATACTGCTTTTAGTTTACGTTTTTCGAGCCGATAAAGGCGAGCCGATTTAGTGTTTGCCATTTTGCGCCCGGTTTTGGTGTCATTACGAACGTAAGTAAATTTTCGCTTGCATGTCATACAGGCTTTTATGGCGTGCGTTTTTGATATCACTTTGGTTACTAATGTAGGGTCTCCGCGCCGATAGCTGTGACAGTATATGTCTGGACAACTTTTCACACGTCCATCGAGCCGGAGATATTTACCCGATGGAAGTTTGAAAACAGAACCGCGTGTGTGCGATGGTTTTTCCATGTTAGATGCCATGTGGATAAACATAAGCAATTCATTATCACGAAATAATGGATGTTGTTTTCTCAGCTTTTTTAAGTTCATTGAAAACCGCATCAAAAGCTGGTTGTGAAATATCTTTGAATAAATAGTACTTCGGTTTCGACTCATTTTCCATACCCACCACGCTATCACGTTTGCGTCAGCATTGCAATCCACATTGTAGCGCCGCAATG